AGCCAAGTTACATATTGATAATTAGTTTAACACTTCTTATTTTCTTTAGCTTGTTCTTCTAATAAACCGCGTTTTTCTGGATGTTCTAAATCCTCTTTGGCCATCTCCGTAACTTTGTCATTGAAGCACTTGAAGTTGTTTCCGTGCCCTATTTTGAGATGACATTCATTTTTACCCATACATAATGTTATAAGATTATTAGGGTCTAATTCTTTTTCTGGTTCGTCATGGAAAGGCATTTTATGATGGACATTCAACCACTTGGTCCCACCACATGCAGCACATGTTGGATGGGCTTCTAAAAAGTCTTTACGAACTGTCCTCCATCTTCCTGAACGAGTTAAAGGTTTTATTATATGTTCTCTAATAAGCCCATGAAGCCTAGATAAAAACATAGTTTATTAGCCTCCGCAAACGAATATACGTACGATAGCGGCCGTAGGCACAGATGCTGAACATGTTACGAAGGTTGGCCAGCCTTCAACTGGGCTACAATACTTTTCATTAGTCATGACAGTTTCTGTTCCTGCATTGAGATGCAATCGTGATGCTTGCCATGGCCCTTGATATGACACTACATAACCATCAAGAAGGTTGAACTCGGCGGTATTACCGAGCACTATAGATTGTTGGGCAGATGTTAATAAACTAAAAACTGTAACAAAAGAACCAGTTGGAATGGTTATTGCGAATACATAATCAAAACCAGCAACTGTCTTCTCATATCTGGCCATTTATAAATCCTCAATTCTATTTATGTGGATTTTCATATAAATACCATTAGAAAACTTTATAAAAGAGGGTGTCAATGGCTGGTTTCAATGATGGTGGCGTTATCTTCAATGGAATGAGTTCAACTCCAAATACTCCTCCATTAACCAGCGAAGTTATTTTATATTATAAAAATGACGGCAATTTATATCTATTGAATGGAGCGGGAAGTGTTTCACAGATCGCTCTTTCTGGTTCTGCTGGAGGAGCAGGAGCATCAGGATTTAGTGGATATTCTGGCTTTAGTGGAGCGACTGGTAGTCAAGGAATATCTGGATTTTCTGGCTTTAGTGGAGTAAGTGGTTTTAGTGGAACTTCAGGATTCTCTGGTTATTCTGGAACCTCTGGTATATCAGGCTTTAGTGGATTCTCTGGAACAAATGGAACTATAGGAAGCAATGGTGTTTCTGGAACGTCTGGATTCTCAGGTTTCAGTGGTGTTTCTGGAGGAACTGGTTCTAACGGAGTAAGTGGTACTTCTGGATTTAGCGGGGTATCTGGATATTCAGGAGGAACAGGAAGTAATGGAGTTAGTGGAACGAGCGGATTCTCAGGTTTCAGTGGCGTGTCAGGATTTAGCGGCAGCCAGGGTATATCAGGATTCTCTGGTTCTGGCGGAAGCGCCAACCTCTTTTCTGTAAATATTTCAGGCGCTGTTCCAGGACCAACAACAGCACAAACTTCTGGCTCTCCGTATTATTTACAATCTAATGGTATATGGTCTAATAATATATCGGCAAATAATGTTCAGATTGGTTCTCTTGAATATGGTACTCAGACAAAGACTACTAATTATAATATTCTCACAACTGATATGGTTATTGTTGGTGATAGCACCAATGGAAATATAACCTTTAACCTTCCATTAGTTCCGAATTACGGTCAAACCTACGAAATATATAAAAAGAGTCTCACAAACTCAATTACAATTTCAGCAGGAAATCTACAGACTATCAGTGGATTATCTTCAGTTACTCTGAATAACCAATACAATTCAACGTCGCTTCAATGGGATGGAACACAATGGTATTATAGCATAAGTGGTTCAGTTCCTGCTGCGACTGTAGCGGAAATATCTGCTGGAAATTATTTTCTAAATGCTGACGGTCAATGGTCCACTATTCCAAACTTTGTTGGTGATACTAACGGAAGTGCTCCAATTGGTCTTGTTCCAGTTATGACATCAGCGACTACACCAAGTCCATATGATATCATAGCGGGAACAAACTTTCCAAATCCTTGGCACTTATTTGATAATGTGAATACATCAACCGATGAAGGTGGAAGTTCGCTCGGGCAATTCATAGTTGATTTTGGTAGTGGAGCAAACGTAGTATGTGACCAATTCGTGTCACGTGCTGGAAATTATAACAATGGAGCCCTAACAGTTACAGGCGTGTGGGAAGTAGATGGCTCACATGACAATGTGACTTACACAACCATACAAACAGGCATAACGGTGATTTACCCTCCAACGTCGCTTCCAACAACCGTCAATATGACTTCAACTTTCTCAAATACCACTGGATATAGGTATTACAGATTTCAACTCAACCCAAGCGTAAAAATCTTCGTCCAATATTTCCAGTTATACAATATTGAAACCCCAATGGCAGGACTCGTTCCAGCTCCAGCCATTGGTGATGGTTTTGCTGATATGTTCCTTGCTGCGTCTGGAGCCTGGCAACAAATCCAAACCTTCTCAGCCTCGGCGGCAGGTGTAGTGAATGCTCCTACTGTCTTCCAAATTAGCGGTAATCCTCCGTCATATCTTTTAGCTAACAACACTTGGACATCGGTAATTTCGGCGTCTAACGCTCAAATAGGCTCGCTTGAACTTACGCCACAAACCAAGACGGCTAACTATACATTGGCTACGACTGATATGGTCATTGTTGGTGATAGCACATCAGGCAATCTTATATTCAATTTACCTGCTACGCCAAACTTTGGACAGACTTACGAGATATACAAGAAAGTATCAGTAAATACTATAACTATTTCTGGTGGAGCAACGCACACTATAAACGGCACTTCAACGCAAACATTGTCTGGGCAATATGCTATATCCTCATTACAATGGGATGGGTCGCAATGGTATACTTCTATTGGATATTCAGGTTTCAGCGGTTTTAGTGGTTATTCAGGAGTTAGCGGATATTCTGGTGCTGGACTTACAAATGCTCCATCAAGCCAAGTTCTTTATGGTACTACAGTTTCCATTTCATCGGCACCTAACATTCAAGTTTCTCCAGCAGGAGCACTTGTTCTCACTCCAACATCTAATAATGATTGTCTATATGCTGGTGGCCTAACTAAACCTACATCAACATTCCAAGGCAATGTTATTTGGGGAAATCAAACTGGAACAGTAGGCGCATCTGCTGGTCAGGTTGGTGAAGTAATAGCAAATTATGGCACTGGTGTTTCTTATGGCAGTCAAGGTGTTTATAGTCAAATATGTTCAATTACTCTTACACCAGGATATTGGTTAGTTTCTGCTGCTGCATGTCCTGGCTTGTGGCTGATTCCACCATCTTCAACCGCAAACGTATCAGGATGTGGAATAGAGGTTTCTACTTCTTCAACTCCAGCAAATGGAACACTAGTCGGTGGCTTTGGTGGAAGTCTCTTTGGAATAGGGGCAACCGCATGTTGGTTTTCGACAAATAAATCAAGTGATGTAATACAACCTACACTGACCACACCAACTGTCAATTTCAACTGTACGACTAATACAACACTGTATCTTATGGCCTTTATTATGTGGCATGAAATTGGCGGCGCCGATGCATGGCAAGGGTCTATCTATGCTGTGCGAATATTCTAAGTTATTCTAATAAAAATATATATTTTATGATATAATGTTTGTAGGAGTTTTATAAATCTATGAACGGTAAATATTTCAATAAAATGCCATTTGATGTGTCTTTGAGGAAAACGTGGCTTCCTGAGGCTCCTTCAGCTAAGTTAAAGCCGGGAGAGCAAGTAGAAGGCCCGATGGACCTTCTTTCTAAATATTATTTCTTATCTCCAGTCCCGTTTGACTTTCATAAAGTAGACAGTATCACACAGGCTCCTAATTTTGAGTATACTGATAAAATAACAGAACATGCACAACAAGCTCCAACTGAACCAGTTATTGTGACTCCTCCATTTGATTTCAAGGGCGTTGAAGAAAGACCACCAACCTTTACGAATGCAGTGTATCATCAACCAATTCCTAAAGAACCAGTTATAGAACAAGTCGCTATTGATATGTCATTACTTCCATTCAATCCAAAGGCAGATGGTTTTAGTTGGATGAGTGTTAAAACTGAAGATTTACATAAAACAATGGCAATTCTTAACATAGATATGTCAGTAATAAATCAAAAGCCATTGAAAGACCAAAAGTGGGACATGATAGCGCTTATAAAAAGAGCTTTAGGAATAGGAAAATAAAAATAAGTCCTCTAAAAACACATAAATAGTGTTTATAAGAGAGGATATTCCATGGTACCATACAGAAAAAAGAGAGAATTAGCTAACTGGATACGTCGCCGCTTGGGTTCTCCAGTTATAGATGTCCTCATAGATTCAACTCAAATAGATGACTGTATCGACCTTGCATGCCTTTATTTCGGTGAACATGCAGGTGGTATAGGTAACCAAGAATCTATTATTCTTATTTCTCCTGAACAAGTGTATTATGATGGGACTGGTAATGCGAATCAACCCGCTCCAATAGCTGGAAAATGGAGAAAGAAGGCTACAACTCCTAGTCCTTCAGGAACTTCAGGAATGTCCTGTCAGACAACAGGTTCATCAGCCTGTCCAATTCCTACTGATACAGCACAACCTGCTGACAAATGTGATAATATCCACGTTCATAAAGATACTGTATTTCCTCCAGAAGATAAAGATGGTAATCCATGCCCAGAAGAGTCTTGTATTCGTGGACCTAACTGGTGTGGAGAGCATCAAGAGCCACAATGCTTTACTGATGTAGAACCCTTTGACCCAAATGCCTTTGGACCATTTTGGGTAGAAGGAGACACTACAGCTAAGCCAACTCATCGTGGGTTTATATTCAAGACCGTTTATGATGTTCCAAGCGACGTTATAGCTGTCCAACAACATTTAGATAGAGGCTTGAATAGCATCATTGGTGACAGAACCAATGAAGAAGATAATGCCTTATTTTCTCCAGCATATATGCTTTTACAAGCTGGTGGTTCGTGGGGCATGCAAAGCCCTGGTTCTTCAGTAGATAATCGTTGGGGGTTCTGGATGGGTGGAAATGGTGGATTCGTTGATATTGTTGGTTATGAAATAGCCATGCAATACATCCAGATGTTTAGAACTTTATTTACAGTTCATATGACAGCACAACTTGATTCAGTAGCACATAAAGTTAGAATTACTCCTCCTCCAACGGCTAAAGGTGTTATAGCCTTTGAGTGCACACGAAGAGTAGCAGATGAGTATTTATTTTCCCATCAGGCGGTCCTTGAATTGAGCCTGGCGCATACGATGATAAACGTTGGAATGAATGCCAGCAAATATACTAATCTAACAATGCCAGGTGGAGCAGCAATCAATGGCGCACTTTATCTTGAACGCGGAGATGCCTTACGAGAAAAAATAGAAGGACAAATACAATCTGGAATGTACGCAGAACCTCCAGGATTTTGGATGGGTTGATCTAACCTGTTGTCATTACACAACTTATAACTTTCTTTTGATAAACAATTTTATGCGTTTTAGTACGTTTTCTGTATCATACATTACTTCTTTAGCCGTAAATCTCAGAACTTTCCATCCAATTGATTTTGTATATTTATCTCTAATTTTATCTCGTTTGGCTATATCCGAACGCAGATGTAAAGCCCCATCAACTTCAATATCTATCTTTTTGTTGATAATAGCAAAATCGTAGGCATATCCACCAATCGGATAATTATAATGAAATTGTATATTTGCTTTAGTTAGAACTTCGTACATTATCTTTTCAGGATAACTCATTTTAGAAGAATTATATAATAGATACGGAATTTTGTCAGGATTATCTTTTAGATATTGTTTCTTTTTGATAGACATTTTCTTTCTCATTGCTTTATAACGGCGTTCTCCTTCTTTTTCTCCATATTTTTCATATAATAATCTTTTAACGTTTTTCCCTCTCTTTTTAACAATTTTTGATATTTTCTTTCTGGTTTTATTATATCTTTTAGTAGCCTCTTCTTCACCATATTTGGCAACTAATAAATCATATTGACATTTTTGACCTTTATTTCTTTTTGACATTCTCTTTTTATATTTCTCAAATTCCGCAGGAGCGCGTTTCGGACCATACTTATCTATAAGTCTCTGGTATGTAGTTTTATAAGTCTTCTTTCTCTTTTCTTTATAAGCAGCAACTGCTTCTGGTCCTTCGTGTTCTAATAACCACTGGAAATAGCCTTTCCAGCCCTTTTTCTTTTTTGAGATTGCTTTGTGTCCACATTTTTTAGAGCATGTTGCTCTTGCTCTCCAATCTGTTGATTTCTCACTTTCTCTCCTATAAAATATTGTTCCACAAATTGGACACGTCTTCTCTGTTGGTATAGGCGGTAGTTTAGTTTTATTTTTCATCTTTATTTCTCTTCTTTATTGAAATAATTCTGGACAGTTTTCATTGTCTTTGCTAATAAGTCTTCAATTTCTTTTTTCTGTTGAACCGATTGGTTCGTTTCTCCATTCATGTTGACTGTATCAATTCCAGCCATCAAAAATGAATTCATAGAAACAAAACGGATATAATCACTGACGTTCTTGAACCCAAATAATTGAGCACGATATTCTATTTTTGCTTTTTCGTCAGTATCTACAGTAAAGTTTAGTTCTTCATTTCTGGGATTTGTTGTTTTACAAAAACGCCCTCCTTCTTCTATATTATAGCCATTATTAACCGCATCATATGAGCCAATCCAATATATTTCTTTTTTATCTAAAACTTCTTGTGTTTTAGCCGCATCAATAATATAAAATATAAAGTTTTCGGGTCCATATTTTCTTAATGCTCTGTCTAATTTGCGTTGCTGTTTAGTGTATAATTTCATATAACAATTCCATCTCATAGCTATATTCCAAGTTTGACCTACATAATGTTTGCCGCTTGGACTCGTTAAAACATAAATATATCCTTCCATAACTTATCCTTTTTAGTATTTTTATAAACGATCTCCCTAATTATACCACAAAATAGATATAAATATCATTTTTGGAGTCTTATAACCAATATGTCAGGGCTTTCAGATCCACTTCAATATAAAAAGTACTTTGGTCAGTATTCTGGTGATTTCAATAATCAGAAAGAAATTGAACTGTACGACAATTTAGCAGCAGAAATGGCTGGAATAAAAGGCATTCCTATTGAATATTATACCATCAATGTTGATGGCTATGCTGATGAAATGGACCCTATTTACGGAGATAATGACCGCCCTCAATGGGACAGAAAGTATGTTCTAACTGGCATCATTGAAGAGTTTTCTCCAGAACTTCAAGCTTTTTTAGCCATTGGAGAAAAACAGATTGATGACATAACGATGTACATTCATCGTTCTACATTTGACAAACTTGTTGGAATTAGAAGTAAAAAAGCTCCAGTTACAAATACAGAGCGCCGTGGTGCCTATGGTCCTATAGCCAAAGACGAAATAAGAACTATTTACAATGGTTTAGTGTATGAAGTCGTTACTGGTGGCTTACATTTTATGGATTCGACTGCTCAAACGTTTGGTCATAAGTTTTGGTATAAAGTGACTGGTAAGATGCGCGAGACTTCTCAAGCCGCCTTTGGTCTTGGTGAACAGCGTGGAGCATTACCAGAAGTCATTCCTTTAGATCCTAAATATGTTGGTAATCCTCAATTCGTATTACCATCTCCAACACGAGCAGAATTAGATGCTGCTGACCAGACTATCCAAACAGTTCAGCCATCTGGTGTTCCAACACAAAATCCATTAGAACCAGTTGCTTATGTCACCATTGGTGCTCCTCCTGGTCCTAGTGATGGAACTGTGCCAGATGATATTCTCCTTCCAGATGGTCGTGTCGCTAGTAAATATAAGGTGGTACCTGAAAAGGATTATAGCACCAATGGAGACCAGAACGAAATAAAGGAAGCAGCAGAACTTATTATAGATCCACAAACCGATCAACCAGCAACTCCAGGACCATCAGGAACTGAAAGTGAATATGGACCCAATGGAAGAACCATAAAACACGATCGGGATTTATTTGGAGACTGGTAATCACTTGATAACAAACTATTTTTATAAAAGGAACAGAACATGTTAGACGAAGATTTCAAGAAAAAGGTAAAAACCATATTTGAGAATATGGATTACAATACTCACATAACCGAAGAAGATGAACCAACCAATGACTTTATTCATACTGGAGCTGATGGAGTCTCTTATAGCGTCAAAGTTGAACCAGATGAAAATGAGTTCAATGTGTTAGATGCGAGTGGAAATACCATTGACATCTTCATTCCATCTATGGTTGACCAAGACGGAGGACTTCCTAAAGCAACTCGCAAGGCTATTATGGATGATTATAACCAAAATCATTCTAAAGAAGAAGCAGTTGCTGAAAATGCTGAAGTCATCAATAAGTTCAAGAAAGAATATGGTGACAAAGCTGGCGAAGCTGCCTATTATGCTACAGCTAATAAGCAACACAGGAATCCAGAAACCTTCCATAAAATGAAAGAAGAAAATAAAGTCAATAACTTTCCGTTGACGGAAGACAAGAAGAAGTAATTTAGATGAAGTCTTATTTCTATCCACAATCAACCTATACTGCTGTAACTGCATTCGCAGAAGTTTTCTGTGATATGACAGTTCGTGTCTACGATAAAAATGGCGCGATTGTTGGCATCAAACCAGTTCCAGCAACTTTGACTCCACGAGAGAAAATAGTTTCTATCTTGAAGGCAAGTAACATCAATGATGTTGACCCACAAGTAGATAACTATCTTCCTCGTATTTCAATCAATTTGAGTGGAATGGAATGGAATCCAGATAGAATGCGTGGAAAATATGAAACAAGACTTCTCAATATAGAATATGAGGAAGATGGCTTAAGTCGTGAAATGCAGGTTGACATGCAACCCGTTCCATATAACTTGGAGTTTGAGGTTGTTGTATGGGCTAAGTATATGACCGATGGAATGCAAATCATGGAGAACATTCTTCCATGGTTCGCTCCAGAAATACAGATTTCCTTCAAAGAAAGAAACTTTGGTATTGAACATAAGTGCAAAACGACTCTCAATTCAGTCACTCCAAACTTTGTCTATGAATATGGAGAAGGTGGTGATAAGAGCCGCAGAGTTCTGCAATGGACATTGGCATTTACCATGGAAACCATTATGTGGAAGCCTATGGAAATAAAGCCAGAAATCTTATGTTCCATCATTAGAATAGCTAATGTTCCATGCCAAAAACTTCCATTCGCTGGAACTAAAATTGTTACATATGATCCAATTATTCCAAATCAAGTTACAAGTATTTTTGATAAGCCGACGAATCTTACTGTCTTTGATTTAGATGCCCAAGAATCTTATGATTTGATGACAGATTATTGGAAATTAGCAAACAGGAACATGCAGCAGCCAACAGTAAATGATTGTGTAGATGCAAACTGCGCTACCGATCCAGGACCACGACCAATTTGGGATCCAGCATTAGATGCTACTCCGTGTCATCCGCCGCTAAAATATCCTCTAATAATCATAGATCCTCTCTCAGGTAACATTACGAATTATTGGCAAGAAGAAGTTGTTACTAACTCTATTATAGAGATAGTTTCTTATATACGAGTGTATAGTTCGAACGGAACTCTTATAACTGATACAACTGTCATTCCTAATGATACGTATCCTTCTGGTGATGGGATTATATCAGCTACTCCAGACATAACGGGCTACTAAAAACTTATAAAAGATGCTATAATTTATAAAAGAGGAATACTATGTCCACCAATAATCAGCAGCCACAAGACTCCAACAATCAGCCAACAAAAGGTAAATCATTCAAGAACATTGCCGATTTACTAAAAATGGATGGTTCTGATGGCTTTGATGAAGCAGCCGCAGAAAAAGAACTTATGGAAATGGAAGCGCGAAAGAAGCAAATAGAAGACTTTAAGAGACGCTTTGCCGAGATCCAATCAATGACGAATGTTGATGAATACATGAGCAACATCTTGAAAGAGCTTGTTGGCAAAGGTATGGTCATGTTAGACTCCTTACAACACGAAATAGAAGACAATCCAACTGGTAGAGATGTCGAAACTGCCGCAGCTATGATAACATCTATAAACTCAATCATAGACAACATAAACAACATAAAAGTATCTCAGGCTAAACTAGGATTAGAACAACAAAAAATAGATGTGAAGAAACAGTCTGCTGGAGCGCCCCAAGGAACTGTGACGAATAATGTCATGATGTTTGGGACTACAAGCGACTTGATGGATCTTCTTATAACTAAAAAAGTTATTCCAGATGGTAACGCTCCAGCAGCTATAGAACCTCCCATAGAAAATAAAACTATAACAATAGAAGGAAACACAGATGCCAATCAAATATGATGACCATGGACATATAAAACGTCCTGGACTAAAAATAGAATATGATACAAAAATGATATCTGAATATGCTCAAAGCGCTAATTCGGTAATTTATTTCGCTGAGAACTTCTATCGTATCATTCACGCAAAAACTGGCGCACAACTTATAAAGCTAAGAGATTATCAGAAAAAATTATTATCAGCATTTGAATCAAATACTAAGGTAATAGTACTTTCGAGTAGGCAATCGGGTAAGTGCCAGAGTTTTGATACTCTAATAACTATCAAAGATAATGAAACTGGAGAAGAACAAGAAATTACTATTGGACATTTATTTGATTTACTATATAATGAAGATATGAAATAACTTCATTTATTGGAGGTAGTTATATGGATCTGTATCTTGATGGAAAACTGATTATTAAGCCAATAGAAGTTTTTTCTTGCCCAGATTGTGGAAAAGAATATAACATTGAGGTTTCGCTCGCCAAACATAGAGAACGCGATCATAATTATAAAGCATCAGAAGACAACAATAAACCTAAAAAAATAAAAGAAGATATTTTTTGTGGTATTTGTCATGAAAAATGTTTTAGTAAGGGAACCTTGGCTAAACATGTAAAGAAAAAACACAAAGAAATTACAATAATAGAATATGCTCACAAATATATTCCTATGGAAAATCCAACAGGTAAATGTATGTCTTGTAAAGTTGATTTGCCTTTCAAGGGATTAGGAATTGTTTATGACAAATTCTGTAGTTTTCCATGTGGAACAAAATGGTACAATGAGCATACTACTAGAGTAGATAAATCCTTAAAGACTAGAGAAAAGAAAAAAGAAGACGATCCAAACTTTGAACTAAGTCCAGTACACACACAATATTGGATAAATAAAGGAAAAACCGAAGAAGAAGCAGTGCAACTGGTTCACGAACGTCAACAAACATTTTCACTAAAAATATGTATTGAAAAACACGGCGAAGCTGAAGGTACAAAAATATGGCAAGAGAGACAAGATAAATGGCAAAAAACTCTAAAAAACAAAAGCCCCGAAGAACTGGAAAGAATTGCTAAAGCAAAATTATGGAGTGGCGGAGGATTTTCTAAAATATCTCAAGAACTTTTTATAGGCATTTATAATAAGTTTACCGATGTAAATACTTTACCAGATATTTATTTTGCTCAACTTATGAAAAGACCAATAGAAACAATTGACAAAAGTAATAAGAATCACGAATTCTGTATGATAGACGAAAATCAAAAAGTTTATTTGTTTGATTTTTATGTAAAAGATATAGAATATATTATAGAGTTTGATGGCGATTTTTGGCATGGAGTACAACGTGGGAGACAGGCTCATTATGATGAACGAGAAAAGAATATACTAATTTGTAATCCTAAACTTACTATCCGACATATAAAAGAAAAAGATTTCAATGCTGATAAAACTAAAGCAATAAATGATTTTTATAATGAAATATTACAATTATTAGAGGCTAAAAAGAATGCTCCAGCCATTGCGTAAATTTGAGAAAACTGTAATAATAAAACCAAATAGATTTAGCATAAAAACTCCTCAAGGCTGGAAGCCAATTACAAAAGTTTTCAAGACTATTCCTTACGATGTTTGGTATATAAAGCTTGAAAACGGTGATGACTTGAAGGGCGCAGATACCCATATTCTATATACCAAAAATCATACATCTATTTATTTACAAGATATAACGGTTGGAATGCCTATAGAAACTGACGATGGTTATTTCAAGTGTATTGAAATAAAGAAATTAGATGTTCCAGCAGAGAATATGTATGATGTTGAAGTTGATTCAGACGAACACGAGTTTTATTCTAATGGTTTCGTGAGTCATAATACAACCACTTCAGCAATATATCTTTTGTGGTTTGCTATGTTCAATAAGGATAAAACGATAGCAGTCTTAGCTAACAAAGCCGATACTGCGAAAGGTATTTTAGCTGAAATAAAATATGCGTATGAATATTTGCCACTTCATATCAAATCTGGAGTTGTAGAATATAATGCCTTCAATGTGAAATTTGAGAATGGATGTACTATTTTTGCGAAAGCAACATCAGCCGACGCTCTACGTGGCGAGAGCGTTTCATGTTTATTCTGCGACGAGTACAGCCACGTCCCACAAAATATTGCTGAAGAGTTTTGGACTGCTAATTATCCAACTATTTCTACTGGTGGTTCATGTATAGTAGTTTCAACTCCCAATGGAACAGCAAATGAGTTTTACAAATTGTGGAAAGATTCTATAGATGGAACGAATAATTTTCATCATGTTGAAGTCAAATGGTCAGAAGTTCCAGAACGTGACGAAAAATGGAAAGAAAGAACTATTAGGGATTTAGGATCAGTTATAAAATTCAACCAAGAATTCGGTTGCCAATTTGTCGGTTCATCTGTTACACTGATTGATGCAAATTTTATTATCAAAAAATTGAAGTGGGAAGAACCAGTTCTAAAACCTGATGATTACTCAAAATTATGGAAACAACCCCAGCCTGGACACAAGTATCTTGTTAGTATAGATACTTCAGGTGGAGTGGGTTCTGATTTTTCAGTTATGAATGTTTTTGATATTACTTTCTATCCACATAAACCGGCTGAACAAGTTGCTATTTGGGCTAGGAACGATGTTACTCCTCCAATGTTTACAGATTTTATTCATGATACTTTGTCATATTGGAATAATGCTTATCTCATTGGAGAGACAAATGGATTGAGCAATGAAGTTCTCACTCGTTTATTTGATGAAAAAGAATATGAAAACATTTATTTTGATTATGAAGATGACGCTTATGGCATTTGCTCAGATAAAGTAAGTAAACCACAAGCATGTGTCTGGTTCAAGGAAGAACTAGAACAGGAACGTCTTATAATTAGAGATTCTCAAACAATAGACCAATTAGGTTATTTCGAAGAAGTATCTCCTGGAGTTTATAAAGCCAAGGGCGGTAGAAACAACCACGACGACTGTGTTATAACCTGTATTTGGGCTGCTCATTTTCTAAAATCGCGTTTCTTTGAGGATGTTCGAGATACATGGAACATCAACAAGCCTAAAAAGGCTCCTCAAGTAAAATTAGAGCCTCCAGAACTTCAATTAGGAGTTACTTATGATGCTCCTCTTGAGGAAGAAGCTATTAGCGATCCCGATGTAGAAGCTGCCTATGATGCCTTTTTAGAAAGAGATGAAGACCTTCATGGTGATAATTGGCTTGAATTAGACGAAAAGCGCCAAGCCTTAAAAAAGAAAAATAAAGATAAAGATTTTTAGTGATTTGGAAGCCTTTCGTTTGATATAAATAAAGGTACTAGAGAAGTGATTTTATATCTTCTCCTTGTTTATTATCTCAGAAGGAGCTACCTAAATGGCCACAAATCTTTCTCCAGCCGTAACAATAGTTGAGCAGAATGCTTCACAATCGGTTCCTTCAGTAACCACATCGGTTGGTGCTATGGTTATGCACACAACTAAGGGCGCAGTAAATGTTCGCACTTTAGTTACATCCCCTTCAGATTTACAAGATAAGTTTGGTATACCCAATGATGTCGATTATACACACTGGTTCAATGCTGAAGCATTCGTCAAAGTATCTAATCAACTTTATGTTGTACGTGTGGAAGCAGATACAAAGGCATGTGCTGGCGTTACAGTAGGCCTTTCAGCAACTGGAATGGGAAATATAGTTCTAAGCACTCCTACAACTGAACAGGTTGTGAATTATCCTTTAGCTTATAATGAAATAAAGTTGCATGAAGCGAAAATAAACTATGGTCTCCCACCAGGAACTGGTACTGGTGAACTTGATAATGCTGCTAATAATCTTTATAATGAAGATGTTTATCATTTCTATGCCGTTGGACCTGGCACCTATTATGATGAAATCTCAGTAACTGTCGTCAATGCAAATGACTGGAATGTTCTCGTAGCCTTCAAGGGTGCTCTTTCTGAAGCGACTACTCAAACAGCCATCAACGCAATTGCCCAAGAATACTATACTGGCGTTCCGGCAACAACTGCTGCTCCAGCCATAGACCTTCTTTCTAACTCTCTCATCAAATATGATGTAATAACTCCTCCTACTGGTGATTCAACCACATGGTTTGTCAATACAGGCACTCTCGCAGTATTGACTAACTTTGAAGTTGGTCCTCAAACAGCAGATGAAGGATTGCTCATCGTTTGGGACGAAAATGATTCTCCAGCAGAAGCCTATGTATTCTCTAATTTACAAGACAAATTGAATGGTCTTGGAGATCCAGAGTTCGGACCTCAAATCGTCAATGGTAATAGTTCTTATATCTACTTCTTCATTGGAAACTCAATAGCAGCAGCCGCTGGTATCCCAGTTGTAACCGTCAACCAAACCTTCTTAGGTGATGCCGATTTACTCACTGGTGATATCCCCGGAACGGGCCTTGGTGACTTGACCAGCGAAATACTTACAGCATGGGAAACCTTCTTCTCCAATGCTGAAGATATCTCAGTTGACTTACTCATAGACCCCGATTATCCAGATGTTGTGAAGCAATACTTGGACCAATTGTGCAGCACCATTCGTATGGACTGTATGGCAGTTCTGAACGTTCCTCAGCAATATATGCAGAATACGACAGACTTCCAGCCAATTGCAAATCCGTTCACAACCATGAGTAACTATGTTGCTAATATCTTGAATATAGATTCATCATATTCAGCTATCTATGGTAACTACTTCCTCATCTACAACAGATTCACACAACAAAATGTGTGGGTGCCTGTCGCTGGTTATGTCGCAGCTACAATAGCATTTACTGACTTCTCTAATGCTCCATGGTTTGCGCCAGCAGGCTTGAACCGTGGTATCATCAGCAACGTCATCAGCATTGCCGTCAACCCAAACAAGGGTCAAAGAGACGTTCTTTATTACAATGCCATCAATCCAATTGCTAAGTTCCAGAACTTAGGCATTGTCATCTGGGGTCAAAAGACCATGATTAGTGGTGCTTCAGCCTTCAATAGAATCAACGTTCGTCGTCTCTTCCTATATCTGGAAAAGACTGTCAAGCTTATGGCTCAATACTTCTTGTTTGAGTTCAACGATTCACAATCACAGTCTAATTTTGTTGGACGTGTGAATCCATTCTTGACTGATGTGAAAGCTGGGCGTGGCGTGTATGACTTCTTGGTTGTCTGTAACTCTACAAACAATCCTCCAGAAGTTGTTGATGCGAACCAATTCAATGCTGATATATTAGTGAAACCAGCAAGAGCAGCAGAATTCATTCAATTGACCTTCACTGCTGTTGGAACTGGTGTTGACTTCAGCGAAGTTGTCGTGAGCTAATAGGAAAACGAGTTATAAACATATATAAGAAGATAGCAGGAGATTACTAAAAATGCCACTACAACCAGATGTTCCATTCAACTTATATAATTTCAGACAGGTTATTGGCGATCCAGCTCGTCCATTCTTGTTTCTTATTCACATTCCAGAAGTTGGAACTGACCAAACAATGACGGCAATGGCTCGTAGCACAAAGCTTCCTGGTCAAACTCTCGGAAGCATTGATATTCCTTTCCAAGGCGTAAACATCAAAGTTGGTGGAACTCCTACCTTCCAGGATTGGGATGTCACATTCCTGTGTGATGAAGCTCATCAACTTCGTAGAATATTCTTCACATGGCAGACCCTAGCTTATGATATTGGTCTAGGAAATGTAGGTCATAGCAACATGTATAAGAGTGACCAAATTGGTGTTGCTCAGTTAGCTCGTGATGGCGAACAAGTATCACTTTTTGGTCTTGTAGGTGCATGGCCTAAGGCTGTTGGTGACATTGAAGTTGGTCATGACCAAAATGCAACGTTCGAATCATTCCCAGTAACCTTTAGCATGGATTACTTCCGCGTTGTTGACCAGTTCGGAACTCAAGCTATGGCAAATTCATTTGTCAATAGCTCTACTTCCGTTCAAATTAGTCGTGGTTCTCCACCACCTAATGGCGCTTGGACAACTCCGTTCAATCCGCAATAAACTAATAAAATCTAAGTTTATAAACCCAGTTCTAAAAAACTGGGTTTATTTTTGTATATATTCTGAAAATCTGGTATAATTACCTTATAGAAATAACTACTTTTATAAGAGGTATACCAATGGTCGATTTCAATGACTTCAAGAAGCGTGTCGCAGTAGACATCAACAAATCCATGCCCCAGGATGCCGTTTCCTTGCCCTCAGATGGCACAAAAGCTACCATCCGTGCTATGAAGGTGAAGGACCAAAAAGACTTCCTGAAGGCTCTGGAAAAGAAGGATGAGTACCTTATAAACGAGTGTTTTGATAGGATTCTTATAAATTGTGTTGAAACTATAAACGATAAGCCCTTTGACAATGATACCGTCTGTATTCAAGATAGAGCCTTTCTTTTGATGAAAATAAGACAACTAACGACTGGTCCAAAGGCTAAAATAAGTCATATTTGTCCAAAATCAGAACAGGTGGTCAACGATATTGAAGTTGATATTAGCACCTTTCCAGTTGTCAAGTATGAAGGTTCCATCAATAAAGCCATAGATTTAACCCCAACGATTCAGCTTGTTTTAGGTCCAGTGACTCGTAAAACAGAAAAAGATATAGAAAAGTGGCTAAAAATGAATGGAACGAAAGATTCCATGGTTGATAAGCGCTATTGTGCCTATGCTGGAGTTGTAAAGGGCGTCAAATATAAAACAGACCTTTCATCTGAAAAATATGAAGATGTTGAGGGTATGTCATTTGATGACAAATTGAAGTTCTTGACTGAATATTGCCGCCAAGAGCATCTTATGATTATTGATGATTTCATGAAGACTTTAGATTTTGGTATAAAACCAGAGTTTAGGTTCAAATCTGATGTTTATGAAAATGACAAAGAAGAGGCATCGCTTCTGAGTTTTTTTATAATGTGATGGCGACGGACCATTTCGCCACCATCCTGAATCAGCAAATTGAGTTATGTATGTATTCTGAAGGCGGAGTCACGTGGTCAGATACCGAAAATATGTCAGCAGATGAGTTTATGTATGTTATACATAATTTCAAGAGGTTTTATGAAGAAAAGCAGAAGGCTCGGCAGGACTTTATAAAATCAATTATGGAATGGGCTAATAAGGGTATAGAATCCTTATTCAAGCTCTTGAGCAAACTCGGAGGCAGTAGGTAACAATCGTGGCTGACAATATACCACCAAAAGATATATTTGACAAGCTTCAAGCGCCTCAGCCAGACGATAAACAAGTATCCAGTCTGAAGTTGACGTTACAGTCTATTCAAACAACTGTTGAAAAGATGATAGAGAAGTCTAAGAAATCTGGAGACCAATCTACACAGACGTTGAATGCTCTTATAAAAAAAGGAGAAGAATCTCTCAAAACTGATAGTGACATCATGGACTATCTCACTCGGTTTGCTGAACACCAAAAGACTACAAATGATAAACATCAGGATAAAGTTTATGAAGAAACTGATGAAATCCAAGACGAACTTGATACTGATGATGAGTTTGCGGCATTAGAAAAGAAGCAATTAGATAAAAAAATAGAAACCACTATAAAAACAAATAATGATGCTACTAATAAACTATCTAAAGATATTGGAACGTTGAGTAATGCTTCTCTAAAAAACACAACACAGGCTATTTCAACAAGCAGAACATTCTTTGGAAAAACGTGGGACGGTATCAAAAAATATGGAACTGGTCTCTACTCTGGAGCAAAATCAGTTGGTCGGTTCATAGGTCATGGAAGTTTCTGTTCGTTTTTTGATAATACATTAGGAAAAGCTTTTAGAGTTTTCAAGAGTCATGGACCTACGTTAGGTTTATTTCTTAGTTCCGCATCTATTATTTGGTCTGGATTGACTTTGATTTCTAATAGTGTCATTTGGGTTGTAGAAAAACTATGGGATGGATTCAAGGCTTTGGCTAAAATAGGATGGGCTGTCATATCAGGAATCTTCAATGTTATAACTGCCCCAATTATTTCAGTGGGTAAATGGTTTGTAGAACAACTTGTTGATTTCGCATCTTCACCTATTGGTTTTCTTCTTGTTGTTGCTGGAATAACAGTTGCTGCATATATTGGTGCTGTGTTTTGGAAGCCTATAATCAATTTTATTGGAACAGTTGCTACAATGGCATGGGATTGGGTGAGTAAACAGGTCAAGAGCTGGTTAGGACCAGATAATGTTAAAGCCTTAAAAAGTACTTTTTTAGAAAAAAAAGACCAGTTAGTGGGTTATATTAGTGATGTCTATACTTTTATAACAGCTCCAGAAGGTCTCACTAAGTTTTATGATGATTACATTGGAACAAAGATAGGATTTACGTCAGAAAATATCAAAAATCTATGGACTGAAGGAGTTGACTTTCTAAAAAGAGGGTTTAACGTTTTCGTCAATATCTTTACATCTATCAAAAATGATAATTTATTTGATGAATTATTAGTAGTATGGGCAGTTCTTAAGCAAATAGTTGTCGGTAAAGAAACTTATAGAAATGAGTTGGTTGCTGGAGAAAATAATACAAGAGCATATGCGGGATTGCGCCAAAGCATCCAAAATGAAGCCGAAGCCTATGTCCAAAGCCATATATTAGAAGAAGTCTTCAATAATTATAATGGAATTATAGATGATAGAAATAAAGATGCTTTAGTTTCATATGGTCGTCAACAATTAGAGTTTTTTATAAACTCAAGAAAGTTTAGTAATGATGCTTTAGGCAAAAAAATATTATCTGGAATATTTATTAGTGTGGAAAGTATTGTCAATAATTTTTCTAAAGAAAGTATAAGAACTCTAAAAAATCTTAGATATGAAAAATCAGACGAGTTTATAGCAAGTCAGCAAATATCTTCTAATATTTTAGATATTATCCAAAGTCCAGCATTCAAGGATATAGCACAAACCGAAAAAGTGTCTTTTCGCCTTGATAATTCGTTATCAAAATTAGCCCATGATAGTTTGATTTCTAATATTACAATGTCTAATTTGGGCAGAGATTTCATTCCTCCTTCTCTCGTGGGAGTTCAATTAGCTTTACAAACGAATAGATTGAATACACTGAACGGAACAATGTTGAGTATATCTAAAAACTCTAATCGTAATTCACTAGAAGACCTCAATAAACAACTTTTGACTCTGTATCATACAGTAAGTTCCAATGAACCACAAAGAATGTTTAAGATAATTTTATCCGCTATTTTCAACAAAAATTATGATGAAATACAAAAAAATATAAACACTTTATTTTCTTCAGTTAGAAAAACTTTATCACCTTTTGATGTTTTTGGTTTATTAGGTAAAAAAGAAGTCAAAGAAGCATCTGGTGGAGTCGTAACTGGACCTGTCCATGCTCTCGTTGGAGAAGCTGGATATCCTGAAATCGTTATTCCTATAAATAAAGAAGGCATGGATTTTGTCAATAGTTCTATGGGTATAGTGAGCACTGGTATGGAAATGCCAGAAATGAAGAAAAATTATAAAAATAATATTATTGGACGACTATCTAAATCAGCCCAAAAAACTGATTATACACTCTATGATATGAAGAATCTTTCAACTGGTTCAGTTGGAGTTGAATAACAATGCCTAATATTCAACTACCTCCTATACAACCTGATGATTTTTTCAAGAAGCTTAGTGCTGCTAGAAAACAACCAGTTAATAAAACAAATGATACTGATAAAATTGAAGAATTGTTAGAAAACGAACAAGAACGTGTTCAGACATTAGATTCGCATATAGAAAAAGTTTATAAAACAACGACTTTTATTACTGATTCTCAGAAAACTAATAATAAAAAAATAAAAAGTATCATTGAAAAACTAACAGAAGAAACTAATAAGAAAAATAAAGATTTAGAAAAACATATTAGTTCGCTAAAAACAGACGTTTCGGTTTATAAAAAGGCAGCATCTAAAGTATTCAAGGCTCTGACTGATTCCATGAACAAATATGTGGTAGAGTTTAGTTCAGCAAAAAATGAAGATAAATTATATTATTTGGTGAAGCCATTGTTTTCTAATGTAGGAAAGGCGTCTACTTGGATAACAGATAAAATGGGTTCTGCTTATGATTTTTCTAAAAGATTTTTATCTATTGGATTAGAGTTTGCGTCAAATGCCATTCATTGTGTATCAAAGTTTTTGTTTGGACCATTCAAGTTAGCATGGGGAATTGTTGATTCTTTATTGACTAAACTCACTGGTCCTATATGGAGAGCAATCAAAGGAGTTGTATCCTCTGCCACAAAAGTTGTCAAATGGTTCGTAAAAACTGGAATTGATGCTATTTTATACGTCTGGAAAGGATTTTCAACAATCTTCAAGGTTGGATTTACAATAGTATCTAAGGCGGTTCAATATTTAGCTTATGGAACAAAAGCATTTTTCGGTTGGTGGTTCAAGTTATTATCTAATACTATATTTTCTCCAAGTATGTGGATTGTAAACATTCCTCTGTTTTTAGTTTTGTGTTTCGCAATAGTTTCGGCAATAACACTTTTACTCACGGCTGGAGTCGCATCTTTAGTTCTTGTTGAAGGAGCTTTCGCTGGTGCTATGAATGTCGTCGAATCTGTTGGTAGTTGGATATGGAGTGGTGTTAGTGGAATGTTTGGTTGGTTGAAGAACGAATACGAATCATCTACGTGGCTCAAGCCGACCATTGATAAAGCATATAAGTCTATAAGTGATAGTATTGAATCATGGTGGGGAACTCATGAACATGTTCGTGCTGCCTTTTCATGGATAAACACGAGTTATAATTGGATAAAGACTAATTTGACACCAATTGTTAGTTGGGTTGAAGATGAATATAATAAAGTTATATCATTTTTTTCTTCGGTATCTAAAAAAACTCTTGTAGAAAAATATGTTGATATTCTAAACCACATACCAGGAACTGGTTTTGTTATATCTTATTTGACGAGCAAGTTTGGATTTGCTTTTGCTAGTGGGATAAATGACCAGTTACGTAAAAAAATCCAAGATGAAAAAGTTCTTGGATTCCAGGAAACTCTCCAAAATGCTCTTATTTCTATTCCAAAAAATCTCAACGAAAAGGATTTCAATGCCCTTGTCAATAAAAATATAGACACTTTACAAACAGGCGCCTTTGGTGGACTATCTACTGATGCTGTAGAAAATATCAAAAATCAAGTTATTGCCAACATCAAAAAAGGAGAAGGTGGTTTTTCTGATGAGAACATTTTAGCACGAGTAAAATATGTAGATGAATTAGAAGCTAAACTGAAGTTGACTCGTAGTGGTTTATTAGATGCCAATAATGCGAAAGATAAAGAGTTTATAGAAAAACTATTGAAATCTGGTATTTTATTAGATAAACAGGCTATGCCGACATCTAATATTCCCACTCCCGCACAATTTGATGAACTTATTGAAAATGAAAAAAAGATACAACTTCAAGATGCTACTTTACGAAATATTGCTACAAATATAGAAGCTCAAGACGCAGAATCTATAAAAAGGTCTCAATCTATTGTTTCTCGTACGTTAGATGCGTGGTCTTTAGATATTGGGACTTTATGGGATTTTTCTAAGCCATATGCTAGAGATACTGGAATTATAGCAGGAGTTTTAGCAGACAAAACTAGTACAGCATTGTCGTACTATAAAGGCAAAGCTGATGCTTTAGATGCTACCGTATATAATAAGTTATCATCAACTGGAGTAGGAAGACTTCTTTATGGGAGTGCATCTGCACCGGGTACTTCTTCATCAATAACAAACAATCAATCTAATATTCCTTTCCCCGCGTTAGCGGCTCCGTCCCCAGGCCCACAATCACCTTCTACCGAAACAGCAGATATAGACATTTCTCTTTCAGAGCACCATTTTGCTATGGGTGGCATAGTTCCTCCAGCGGCTAAAAACATCCTTCCCCTAGATTCTATTGGTAGAGACTATATTAGAAGCAAAATAAAGGATATTAGGCTTCCAGACGACGAAATTAAAAAACAAAAAGATATTACAAATAATATAACTATAATAGAGGAATCTTCTAATAACATGGAGTCACACGAGTTATATACGATGCGTCAGCTTTCTAAAGGATTATTAGGTAACAAATAATGACATTTTTAAGTACTTTAGACGCACAAACCCAGTTAGTGACAGCATTTATATCAAGATTTGGTCTTGAGAATCAATTCGCTACGTATAATAACACGAATGATCCAACATACTCTATTCGTCTTGGAATCAAAATGAATATTAAAAACGAACAGTTTATTATAGATAGTGCCAATTTGTATCTTATTTCTAATCAAATTAGCCCTCTAATATATAATTCTGCTTTGATTAATACAAGTGGGTTTGTGGCAACTCCATGGGCCAACGAAATTCAAGTTCCTAATACGGTTCAATACGAAGCTTCATTATTGCCTCCAACATCTTTGACACAACTTATTTCAGCACAAGGAGTTGTGACTTCTAATATTCTTCAAGTTGGAACGGCACTATCAGTAAATACTCAAGCAGTCGTCAATGCGGCTTCGTTACCAGACACCAATCCAACAAAGACACAGATATTGAATGCTGCTACTCAAGAACTTGCTGCTACTCAGACGTTATTTGACGATTTGACACAAACTCAAACGTCTCTGAATCAAAGTATAGCTGCTACGACCGCTGTTTCATCACCAACCAATGATATCTTTTCTCAAGATGTCCGCTCATTCATCCATAGTGTTCTCATACAAAAAGATGGTTATGATGCTGCAACTGATGATGAAGCTCATATGGTCATGCGTAAGAATGTCTTAGATGCTTTTTATACTGCAAAGACTCCAGAAGATAAAATAACTGCTTTAGCACGCCTCAATCAGGCTGTTACAGCAATGTCAACATCGGTTCCCATTACACATGTAAGTACTCCATTTGACCCAAATGCGTTTTTTATTCTTTCTGATGAACTCAATAATATAGATGCTAACATTCTTATAGCCTCAGATAATCTGTATGCTGCTCAAATAAGTGGTAGTAGTGCCCAGATAAGTGCTGCTGAAATTGTTTATAATGATTTGACGCTTGAGAAAACTGATTTGATAGATACCATGCTTGGGTTTAGAGATTCTCCAGATTCTCCTTCTGTTGCTTATTCATCTGCTGTTACAGTTGAAGATGTCGTTTCAACGTTAGCACCAGCAGTAAATCCATTTGGCAGTATTCCTTATTTGACTGGCGATTCTCAAGCTGCTGCGTCTGTTCTCATACCATATACTATCAATAATGCTACCTCAAATCAAGCAATAGCAGCAAGTCAACAGATTGCTCCTCCTAATACCTATTACAATATAAAAACTGGAACCTATGTTGCTGCTTCAAGTATTTCTCAATCAGATATACAAAGTGGCATTTATATTAGTTCAAGAAATGTGAATCCGATTAGTGTAGAACAAGCGAATGCTCAAGTAGCAATCAATGGATATCAGATAATCCTCAATAATACTATAGGACAATTACAAGCTTCTATAACAGCGGCTCAGACAACTTTGACTACGAATAATGTTGTATTGTCTCAGCAAATAGCAGCTAATAATGCTACAATAGCCAGTACATCTGACCAAGAAACTATAAACAATTTGACGATAGTAAACTCTGGATTGGTTGCTCAGCAACAGGCCAACCAAAACATATACAATGCAGCCGTTGTGGGATACAACGCACAAATCCAAGTAGCTTATAATGTCTATAACTCGTCTGTAGAAGCACGCAATGAGCAGCTCAATTTGGCTCTTTCTGCTGGAAACTTGCCAGCAACTGTTCAGACGGCAACTTCTTTGTTAGCAACATTTCAGAATGCGAATGATGATGTTGCTTCTGCTCAACAGACATTTACTTCCGTTTATAATAATGCTGTCAATAATGCCGTTTTAGCTGGTTCTCCAGACCCGTCAAATCCAAATACGTGGGCTTCAGAAGATATAACATTGGTTGATAATGCTCAGACTTCATTGATGACTGCTCAAGCCGCCCAACAACAATCAGTAATCAACTATGCATCATATGTAGATGGTGACCCGAATCCAAATGGTCCTCAAGCAATGGGCGCTGCTGGAGTAGACCCAGCACAGACTGCGGCAGGAGTTGACCCACAGCAAATATTAGCCCAGGTAACAGCCAATAATCTCGCTGGAACTAATAATACAACTTCACAAGCACAGACACAATCACAAATAGACAGCGGAAATACAGCAACTTCAATCAATGGTAGCAATGTAAATGCAAGTACTGGATTTAGTGGAGTAGCTGGCGGTGGTCCATTTTATTTACAATTCCCAACACTACAATCCATTAGCGATTTTAGAATGAGGAATGGAATAAGTCCATATGGTCAGCAAGACCCAGATGAAATAGCCAGACATGCTATTCATTTCAATATTTTCCAGAATACTCCACCAGTTCCACAAGCAAAACAAGTTGGAAATACTAATCTGATACAAAACGTTGTTCCTCCTACAACTACTACTTCATTAGGAACATTTACCATCTATCCAAGTAATATGGACTTGAATATGACACATAACCACAATTATGAAGGAATTGGTGATAATGTCATAGCATCTTCTATAAACTCTGTTCTTGATATGGTCAATGGAGCAGATGCTTTATTTACATTAGGAGGAGCCGTTCTCAATTCAATCAACAAAGGAAGTCCTCAAGCAATTCCACAAAAGATGACACGTAAGTTGGACACACTTGATAGGTATGCTGCTACTGATAAACAAGAAATCACAACAGAGTTTACTCTATTTACAAAAGATGATTTCCTGAATGATGTTTTTAGACCGTTGATGTTTTTGACTGCTTTGAGCTACCCAACAAGAACTTCTTCAGGAAATCTTGGACAATCTCTTGCACAATTTGGAGCCGCTGCCGCTGCTTCAGATTCTAAAACCATTCAATCTTTGGGACAATTGATAAACCAAGCCTCACAAACAGCACAAACTATAGATACTGCTACAGCTCAAGCTGGTGGATTTGGTCCTTATAGATATTTTATAGTGAAAAATCCTGAATATATTTCAGTTCGTCATGCATCAGGTCTATTTTATTTCCCAATAGCAGTTATAAAAAATGTAACCTATGAGTTTCATGGACCGTGGTACAATTATGATGGAACTCCTCTTCAAGCAAATGGTAATTTTGGACAACTTATAAATGCTGGAATAAATAGTGCTGCTGGTCAATCATTAGACCAAATAGTCCAACAGTTCCAAACTGCTGATAGCACAAATACTTCTACCGCTTTTGGTGGTCCTGGAAGCTTGGCAGATATTGCGTCTCGTTCTCCAGATGACCCATTACTACAACAATATAGACTTCCATATGCTTTCCCAACATTCGCTACCTGTAGTATAACTTATAAAAATGCAGTTCCTCTATTTAGAGAAGACTTCATGAATCTTTATAATGGAGTTGGTATAGCAAATGATGCGAGTAGTGTTGTTACAGTTTCTGAAGTTGCTACACAAACGAATGGTCAAGTTCAACCACCACAGGTATTCTAACTATGACTACAAATAGCAATTTTCCAAATACAAGTTTTATGAATCTGTTTAGCAATATCATATATGACCCAATTACTAATACGAATATATCTTTGGATATTTGGGATGCGTATGTCATTGGGCAATTTTATCAAGACCAGATACGCTATTTCAAGCTACATAAAATACAAACAAATGATACATGGGTTTCTTTGGCTTTATATTACTATGGTGATGAAAGATTGTGGTGGGTAATTCCTTTATTCAACGAAATAGAAGACCCATTTATAGTTATGTCGCAAAATCTACTCATGGATACAGTCAAACAAGTCAAAGTTCTTCAATCACAATACTTGAATGCTTTATTGCTTTCTGCTCGTCAGACTAAGATACAAAATGATAGGAACTTTGCTCAACAACTGACGATAAATCCATTAGACCCAAATAACTAACTTTTATGCCAAACGCCAATACTACCACAGTTCCAGATAGTTCTCCAGCATTTGACCAAGTTGCTGCGGCGGTTTATATCAATCAAGGACCATCGTTTGATGGACTCAACACATCGCAGTTTTATAATAATTTGCTTGGTGTTCCTATGTCATTTGAGATATATCAATCTATAAACGGTATGTTCCGTTATGGGTTTATTATGTTCGAGGATAAGCTGGGTATTCGTGAAACGCTTCCATTGACAGGCAATGAAATATTATCACTCAAATACGCCAATGCTGCTATGGGAACGGCATATTCAAGACAACCAAGAACGATGCACTTCAATGTCTATGATATAGAAGAAATCCAATTTTCTGGGTCTGAAAAGGATAGATTCACTCAAAAAGCTTTGAAGTTCCATGTCATAGAAGCCCCATTTTTTCTAAAATATAACACGAATGTATGGTTGAAATCATATGGAACACCCGAAGATGGTGTCACAATAGATACGATAATAAACCAACATCTTACCACAGATTTACAGATTCCTGGAGATTTATTTCAACTCAACATACAAAAAATGTCAACAACAAACACCATTCATTTCTGCGTTCCAGCATGGCGTTCTCAAATGATTTTCAATTATTTATTACAATATGTGAGAGACCAAAACGATTATGGAAATGTAAAGTTTTATAACACATCAGATGCTTCAACTGGTTCAGTCATTACAAATCTCCAAAGCGTCAATAATATGT